ATTCGGCAAAAACGGTTGACCTTTCCACGTCCGAAAAAGTAACTACGAACCATGTTCAGTTCTTGGATATGCTTGACGAGTTCCTTCTTGAACTTGATGGTACTCCGTCCGCTCTCTTGATGAACGGTAAAGCGTTGGCAAAAATGAGAGCAGTAGCTAGACGTGCAGGTATGTACCAGGTTACGAAAGATAGCTATGGCAACCAGGTTGAAATGTACGGCAACATTCCGCTTATCGACCTCGGTGCAAAAGCAGGTTCTAACGACCCGATTGTTGCAATCAATGATGGTGTTACGTCCATCTACGCAGTACGTTTTGGTAAAGACGCTTTCCACGCAATCTCGATGGCAGGTCAGCCGCCTGTAAAAGTTTGGTTGCCAGACTTCTCCACGGCAGGTGCTGTTAAAAAAGGTGAAGTTGAAATGGTTGCAGGTTGTGCGTTGAAAACTACGAAATCCTGCGGTGTTTTCCGTAACATCAAAGTTCAGTAATTACAACAAATTACGAAGTGTTGAGGTGAGTGGGTTTCCACTCCCTCAATATGGATTTTGTAAAGGAGGTCAAAAACATGGCTAACGAAGTTAAATATCAGAATGTTGTGTGGAGTGAAGATTCGCCGATTGCAGGTGAACGCATGGCTACCAACGGTTTTTATACTGGTGAACATAAAGGTACAGTAACCCAAGATGCTTTGGACGAAGCTAACTCGGTTGCTCATTATGTTGAAACGGCAACGGTTCGTTTGGGTACGCTTATGGGTGACGCAGCTGACCCGAATTTCCCGAAACGTAATGATGTAGTTTAAGGTTAATTCCAACTTGGGGAGGACTTTATGAAGATTTATGCACCGAACAAAACGTCTTGTGGTGTGTGGGCAACTGTTCGCTTTGTGGACGGTGTGGGTGAAACCGATGATTTACACTTGATTGAATGGTTCAAACAGAACGGCTATCGAGTGGAAGAATCGGTTCACCAAAATAAAGTTGTTGGAACTAAACCGTATACTGCTGACAGAATTGACTACACCAGTCAAGACTTAGAGTTTGACAAAATGACACCCAACCAGATTCGAGAATGGTTGAAGTTACATGGTATGGGAAAAGAAATGAAAAATATCCGTAATAAAGAGAAACTTCTGGAAATGGTGAAGCAAGTAAAGGGGTGATGTTGTGGTAGAAGTTGAACATACTATTACGTTGGACGATGTTGTTGGTAGACTTGGACAACTCGGTTATCATGTCGATGTTGCTAACACTAATGACGTAGAACAACTTAAATACACAATTCGATATTTCACACAATACGCTTCTAATTTTTGCAACATTAAATCCATTCCAGAAATCGTAAACCCACGAGTTATTGATAGAATCTGTTCCGATTTCTTGTTTCATAAAAAGAACATGGGGTTGCTGAAAGACTTTGATTATAGTATCGCGGTAAGGTCTTTGACGGAAGGTGATACATCAATCACCTACGCAATCGGTCAAGGCAACGAGACTATGGAAAGTCGATTTGATGCGTCTGTTAGACAGTTGGAACGTGGTTTTGATAAATGGCTCACACCGCATAGAAGATTGAGGTGGTAAGGTGGTTACACAAGTCATTCCAAACAATCCTCTAACTATTTTGTGGACAGATACCTGCACAATTTACAACCTTAAAGAAGTTTTTGACGAAGAAACTTACCAAACGATTCTTAAAGAAGTTGAAGTGGTTAAAGATGAACCTTGTCGAATGTCTTTCACTCGCAGATCTCAACACCCAACCACAGTAAGCGAAGGAGTTGCTTGGGTTGAGCTGGAGTTAAAATTGTTTTTAAGAGTTGGTATTGAGATTCACGCAGGCTCTGTTATTGAGATTACTCGTAACGGAGTTACCACAAAATACAGACGCTCTAGTTCTCCATTGCGATATTCCACACATCAAGAAATCATGTTGGAATTGTACGAGGAGAACGCATAATGGGCATGAAAACCGACTTACGACAAATTAAATCGTTCACAAAGCGATTACAAAATACCAAAAAACTTAATAAGTTCATTCAAGAAGCGGCTCTTGAAATTGTTGAAGTAATAAGAGAGGTTCTGATCTCCAAAACACCAGTCGATAAAACTGGTCAGTTGAAGAGTGGTTGGGGTGGAAAAGGAACAAATTACAAAGTAACCAAAACACCAAAAGGTTGTCGAGTGACACTTTATAACAAGTGTAGCTACGCGAAACACGTGAACTACGGACACCGCGTAAAAAACCAAAAAGACGGCGAATGGTTAATGGTTAGAAAGAGAATTAAAGTTCCTAGTTCTCACAAATATCAAACTTATCCAAATGCTTCACCAGACTATTATGTTTATGGTCATTTCTTTGTCGAGCGGTCTATTGCTGAAATAGAGGACGGCAAACAACTGCAAAAAATCATGGATAAGTTCCTTGATGATTGGTGGGAGTGGTGTTGTAATGGCAAGTAACGTAAATGTTACGACCCAAGTATTAAATGCGGTAACAAAACAACTTGGTAAAACTTTTGGAAAATCGTTTCGATATTACTTGGAAAACGTGGAGAAGAATTTGAAACCTCCATGTTTCACCGTTGATATGATTGATTCCAGAAGCCATCTAAGAAACAATGGGATTTACGACCGAACTCTTGTCTTGGTAGTTCACTATTTTACGGATAACTTATTGGACACAAAGAAAGATTCACATTCTATTGGAGAACAAGCTATGGAGTGCTTGGAACTCTTGAATGTTGATAAATATGCAGTTAGAGGTGAAAATCTTAGCTACCACATGGTTGACGATGTGTTACAGGTTTTTGTAACTTATCGCTTCAACACCAGACGTGTGGACGATGGTGAAACAATTTATATGCGTAACCTTCAAGAAGTTAAGAGTATTCATTAAAAAGATTTACGAAATAAAAAGGAGTGTTGCTCATGTGGGGTGGCGGTACTTATGTATCCCAGAACAAAACTTTGCCTGGTGCGTATATTAACTTTTTCGCAGTAGATAAAGTAAGTGCTGTTTTGGGTGAACGTGGCACAGTAGCTATTGCTTTGCCGTTGAATTTCAAAGCAGGCTCGGTAATCGAAATTACTCGTGCTGAATTTGTAAACAACAGCGTTGAACTTTTGGGTAAAGACATGGTTGATGAATCGTTGATTATGCTTCGTGAAATCTTCCAGAACGCGTCCAAATGTTATATTTACGACTTGGGTACAACGCATACTGCGTTCGATGCTATTTTGGCTTTGGAACAGTACGAATTTAATGTTTTGTGTGTCTACACAGACGAAGCAGAAGATATTACGCAGTATATTATAGCTGTGAAATCTTGGCGAGACGAAGCAGGTAAAAAATGCCAGGCAGTTGTCTACAACCAGAACAAACCCGACCACGAAGGTATCATCAACGTAACGACTTCTGTTGAACGTGGTGAAGATTCTGAAATTCCTGCTTACGCTTTGGTTGCTTGGGTAGCAGGTGTAGAAGCAGGTTGTGAAGTAAACAAATCTTGTATGAACCGACTTTATAACGGTGAATACGAAGTTGTTACGAACAAAAGCCAGACGGAACTTGAAACGGCTATTAACAATGGTGAGTTTGTATTCCACAAAGTTTATGGTGAAGTTCGTGTTCTCAAAGACATTAACTCGTTGACTACGACAACTCTTGAAAAGAGTGACGACTTCAAAAGCAACCAAGTTATTCGTGTTATCGACCTTATTGGTAACGATACGGCGAAACTCTTTAATAAGAAATATCTTGGTCAGATTCCGAACGATGTAGAAGGTCGCACGAGTTTCTGGGCAGACATTGTTGCTCACCGTAAAGAGTTGGAAAAAATTAGAGCAATCCATAATTATAAATCTGACGAATTGATTGTAGAAGAAGGTAAAACCAAAGAATCGGTTGTGGTATACGAACTTGTTGAAGTTACTACGGCTATGGGTAAACTCTACATGACGATTTACGTTGGTTAATTAACGAGTGAGGTGATTGACAATGGCTCAGACTATGAAAGCACGTAACGCAGTATCTGCTAAAATGGCAAGTTGCTACGTTACGATTGATGGCAACCGTTATAACTTTATGAGTGCTAAGAACATCGAAGTTACGTTTGATAGAAGTAAAATGGAATTTGGTATTCTTGGTCGCATGAATAAAGGTCATAAAGGTGGCAGTTCCTCCATTACTGGTAGTGGTGAATTTTATTTCAACACGTCCATTTGGCGAGAAATTGCATATCGTTACCAGGAAACTGGCGAAGATGTATACTTCGATATGCAGATTTCCAACGAAGATATTACCGCTTCTGACATTGGTAAACAGACGGTAATTCTTTATGACTGCAACTTGGATTCCATTACGCTCGCTGCGTTCGATGCAGATAGTGACGACCCGTTGACGGAATCGTTGGAGTTCACGGCAGAACGCTTTGAATTGCCAGATAAATATAATCTTATGCCTGGCATGATTTAAACCAAACAGTTGAGTGGGTAGCGGAGTTAATTCTCCGTTATCCACATTAACTACTTTAAGAATTGATTTTTGGGAGGATTTTTAAAATGGCAAAACCGAAAAATGAAACAAAAGAAATGAACCTTGATTTTTCTGCTTTCTTGGCAGGCAATGCGAACCAGATCAGCGAAGTTCACTTCGTAGCTTCTAAACGCTTCATGCAGGGTGATACACCTGTTGAATGGATTATCAAACCGATTGATTCCCAGACAGAAGAAGCAATCCGCAAAAGCTGTACGAAACAGGTTGAAGTAACTGGTAAGCGTGGATATTATCAAGATAAAACAGACATGGACGCATATCTCGCTAAAATGTGTGTAGCTTCTACTGCGTTCCCACCGCTTAATAACGTGGAACTCCAAAACTCCTACGGTGTTATGGGTGGCGAAGCACTCTTGAAGAAGTTGCTCCATTTGCCTGGCGAATATACTGAATATAAAGCGAAGGTCATGGAAGTCAACGGTTTCGATACTGGAATGGGACAGTTGGTAGCTGACGCAAAAAACTAATTGAGGAAGGCGATGGTGACGCGAACTATGCGTACTATTGCCTTCACAAATTCCATTGGAAACCCACCGACTTTATGAACCTTTCTAAAGAAGAAAAAGCATTTGTGGTAGCTGCGATTCAAGTGAGACGAGAAAACGAAGAAGCAGAGAATCGCAAACTTAACACAAAGACTTCCAAACCTCCTAAACGTAGAAGGTAGGTGAAATAATTGTCGGACGAAAAACTTAAAGCGTCAGTAGATATTGATACTGGTGCTTCAATACAAAAAGTTGATAAATTAACGCAGGCTTTTGAAAACTTCACAAATAAAGTAGATCGAAGTGATACTACTTTTAATGATTTGGATAAACAACTGAATCACTTGTTTAATAATTTGACGAATCGTTTAACTGCTTCGTTTGATAGATTAAACAACACGTTGAATCAAGTGAATCATCGAACAAACCAAACAAGTGAAGTTACTAAAAAGGTTGCGAACAGTACAACAATGTCTAACCGAGCAATCGACCAACAGATTGCTAAAGAGCTTCGTGCTTGTGAAACGCTTGAACAAAAAACAGCGATTCTTGCGAAGCACAAACAATACTTGGATAATCGAAACACTACTTCGTTGAACGCTGAACTTAAACTCTACCAAAAAGAAAAAGCTGCACTTGAAGCGAATTTAGAGAAGGTTCAACGAATTAGAGCAGAGTGGAATAAATCTCACCCAATACTCTCACGAATGAATAACCAGTTCAATAGAATGAACCAGAGTTTACAACAGATGAGTAGACGTTATCCAAATTTCTCAAAAGCCGCTAGTAGTGCGAATTGGTTAAAAAACAAAATTGACCAATCTATTATTTCTACTAGACAGTTGACAAAAGAAGCTAAAGGTGCGAATAACCAATTTGGTATTCTGACCAAAAACTTTAGAGCGTTACTTTCAGCGTATCTTGGTGTAATGGGTATTGAGGTGGTTTTACAAGCCGCCGACACCATTACTGGTGCTGAAAACAAAATGAACTATTACAACGCTCAAAACATGGGCGACCAAGCATACAACGAAGATGGTAGTTACAGTCAAGCGTTGTTGGATAAAACCACAGAATCGTTTGATAAAATGTATGCGTCTGCTAAAAAGGTTCGTATTGGATTTAACGACATGATGAACAACGCTTCTAAGTCGATTATCCTTGCACCAGACGCTTTCCAAAATAACATTGACAACGCTATTCGATTCCAAGAAATTATGGCAGAAGCATATGCTCTTGGTGGGGCGAGTGCCGCAGAAACCAGTAGTTCCATGTACCAGATGATACAGGCTTTGGGTTCTGGACAGCTTAGTGGTGACGAATTACGTTCTGTTCGTGAAGGTGCTCCACTCGCTTACAAAGCAATCGAAGAATTTGCACAAGGTGTGTTACACACAGAAGAATCGTTGAAAGAGTTGGGTTCGCAAGGTAAGATCACTTCTGACATGGTTGTCGCCGCAGTAATGCAAGCAGGTGGTAAACTTGATGAAGCGTTTGCTAAAACCCAAATGACATTTGGACAGGCTCTTACACAGATTAAGAGTGACGCTTTGTATATCTTTAAACCAGTCTTAAAAGAACTTACTAAAGCGTTGAATAGCGATTTTGGTCAAGGTGTGTTACGTGGAATCACAGCAACTCTCCAAATTGTAGCTTGGGCAATAACTGGAATGATTTCCTTGCTTAGTGCGTTCTTTACTTGGTGTGGAGATAACTGGTATTGGTTGCAGTTTATTGTATATGCTGTCGTGATTGCTCTTATCACGTATTTGACCAAACTAGGGGCAACAGCTATTTGGACAGGTATAAAAATGTTTGCAGGGTTCTTGATGGGACTTTCGCCATTGTATACTTGGATTCTCATAATCGGACTTGTTATTGCGGCTATTGTAGCACTCGCAGGCTCGGTTAAAGGTGTTTGTGAGTATATAGCGTATATAGCTTGGGCGGTCGCTACTGCTATTATTGTTGCAATCACTTGTGTATTAGTTTACTGGCTCACAGGTCACGCTTTAATGATGAGTACAATGGCACTCATTGGTTTGGCGGCTCTAGCATTAGTTCTTATTTTGATTGGTTGCGTGCTAATGTTTGCGGATTCTGTTGCAGACGGTTGTGGTATGATAGTGGGTACATTCTACGCAGCTTTCGCTATAATTTATAACATTGTGGTTGGAGTAATTAACGCTTTAATTCAAATCTTTTGGTCAAATTTCCTAGACCCAATAGTTAATTTAGTAGAGTTTTTTGTGAATATGTGGAACGATGCTTTTGATGGTATTGGTGGAGCGTTTAAGAACTTGTGTGGACAACTTTTAGCGTCTGCCATTGGGTTATTAAAACCGTTTGCTAAATTATTAGATGCTGCTTTCGGGTGGTCTGCAAGCGATGCTATCGAATCTGCACAAGACGCTTTTAAATCTTGGGGTAAAACCGAAGCGGCTGTCACATATAAAATCAAAACACCAACCATTCCAAGAATCGCTGTTGGTGAAGCATACGACAAAGGTTACAAATGGGGTTACGACAAAGGTCAAATGGCAGTAGACGGTTTGTCCAACATAACCGAAAAGATTAAAGGTTTGGGTGAAATGGTAGGGGTAAAAGAGTTACCGAACGCAACCAACCCGAAACATTCCACAACAGACGCTTATAATCCAGACAAACTCAAAGATTCTCTTGGTAATATCAACAAAGGTGTTGGTGACACGGCAGGTAATACTGGTAAAATCGCTGACGCAGTTGAAGTCAACAAAGAGGATATGGAATATTTGCGTAAAATCGCTGAAATGGAATGGAAGAAAGAATACACTACTGCAAACATTGTGGTAGATATGAAAAACAACAACACAATCAACAACAAAGGCGACTTGGACAGTTGGGCAGAAAGTCTCGCTACAATCTTGCGTCAAGAGTTGGAGGTTGTAGCAAATGGAGTTTATGTTTAGAAAGGAGTATGAGGAATGTATAACGGTTATCAATTCATTTTCACAACCGAATACGGCTTGGTAACATTACCAATCACACCATCTACTCTGAACATTTCTAACGGCTCTAAAAACTCGGTAGTTACGTTAATCAACGAAGGGGAAATCAATATTTTGAAATCCCCTTCTCTTACCGAGATTACTTTTGAAGCACGTTTTCCAATGAAAAAATATCCATATTCCAGTACACCGTTAAATTTTAAATCGTACATGGATATTTTCACAGAGTTGAAAGAGAAGAAGAAACCATTTTACTTTACTGTTGTTCGACAGTCTGGTGGTGCTTATACTTGGCATACCAATTTCCAAATGTCTTTAGAGGATTTGGAAACTATGGAGGACGCGGAAGAAGGTACTGACGTAATTGTTGCGTTCAAGTTGAAGCAGTACAAACCTTATGGTGTTAAATTCTTAAAAACCCAAGATAATAAGAAAACAACTACTTCCACA